ACGAAACGGGCCTACCTGAGTATCGGGCGAACGAACGGCAAGAGGGAGCGGTTGGCCTGCATCCTGCTGGCGCATCTGGTTGGGCCGGAAGCGAAGCGCAACGCGCAGATCGTCAGCGGAGCATTGAGCCGGGAGCAGGCAGCGATTGTCTATGACCTCGCGTCAAAGATGGTCGCGCAATCGCCTGAACTGCGAGAAATTATCCGCGAGGTGCCGAGCAGCAAGAAACTAATCGGCATCCCGCTTAATACCGAATACCGGGCGATTAGCGCCGAAGGCAAGACAGCGCACGGATTGAGTCCGATTCTGGCGATTCTTGACGAGTTGGGCCAGGTACGAGGGCCGCAGTCTGATTTTGTGGATGCGATAACCACCAGTCAGGGCGCGCACGATGCGCCGATGTTGATGGTAATCAGCACGCAGGCGCCGAACGATGGCGACCTGTTAAGCATTTGGCTGGATGACGCGGCCAGCAGCAAAGACAAACGGATCGTCAGTCATGTCTATGAGGGCGCGAAAGATTGCGACCTGACCGACAAAGACGCATGGAAAGCGGCTAACCCTGCATTGGGCAAGTTCCGCAGCCTGCCCGATGTGAAAGAGCAAGCCGAGCGCGCTAGCCGGATGCCTAGCTTTGAGCCGACCTTCAGAAATCTTGTGCTGAATCAGCGCGTTGAAATGATGGCTCCGTTCATTAGCCGGGGCGTATGGATCGCTAATAGTCTTGAGCCGGAAGACGATGTGTTCTACACCGAGCCGGTTTATATCGGTCTCGACCTATCGGCCAAGACTGACTTGACAGCTATGGTGATGATGGCCTATCGGGAAAAATGGCACGTCAAGGCGTATTTCTGGACACCGGCCAATGGCTTGCGGGACAGAGCGAAACGCGACCGAGCGCCCTACGATATTTGGGAGCAGCAGGGATTCATCCGGGCCATTCCCGGCGCGTCGATTGATTACGAAACGGTTGCCAAAGACATTGCAGACATATTGTCTGACTGCGATGTCAAGGCGCTGGCGTTTGACCGCTGGCGCTTCGACCTGCTGAAAAAAGAAATGGACGAAATCGGCCTTGATCTGCCATTGCTGCCGTTTGGGCAGGGATTTAAAGACATGGCGCCAGCAATCGACCGACTAGAGGAATTGCTGATGAATGAGCAGGTATCGCACGGCATGAATCCGGTCTTGACGATGTGCATGAATAACGCCCGCATTGAGCAAGACGCAGCGGGCAATCGCAAAATGAACAAGGGCAAGGCAACCGGACGAATTGACGGCGCTGTTGCGCTGGCGATGGCTACCGGGGTCATGCACATGCACACCGAAACAGAAACATCTTTCTGGGAATAACACTTTGAAACTTTGGCCGTTCTCCAAGAAGTCAGCGACTCCATACAGTGCGCAGACGCTATCTGCACTGATGGCCGCTGCCTTTGGCGGTGGCGGATCAACCAAAAGCGGATTAACCGTAACCCAAGAAACGGCGCTGCAAGTGTCGGTTGTCATGGCGTGCGTGCGTGTAATTGCTGAAGGCGTTGCACAAGTCCCATTCCGCGTCATGAAAGAAAGCCCGGATGGTATTACCCGCCTTCCGGCCAAAGATCACCCGCTTTATGACGTGTTGCACCGCAAGCCGAACCGCTGGCAGACAAGCTTTGGACTGCGTGAAACGATGACCATGCACGCGGTATTGATGGGCAATGCTTACGCCTTTATTAGCAGGGTTGGGCGCGACAGCACCATCAAAGAATTGATCGTTATCCCGCCTGGCCGCGTGCGGCTTGAACTCAACACGAATGGCGATATTGCCTATGTCGTGACCGGCAAGGATGGCACGCAGCGCGCCCTGAAAGAATCTGATATTTGGCACCTGCGTGGGCCTAGCTGGGATGGTCAGGTCGGCATGCAGATTATCAATTACGCCCGCGAGGCAATCGGCCTTGCGATGGCCAGCGAAGAAACACAAGCCAATCTACACGCCAAGGGCGTTAAAACGTCTGGCGTATATAGCATTGATGGCGCTTTGAGCAAGGATCAGTACGAATCACTTAAAAACTGGATCAAGAAAGAGTTTGTCGATAGCACAGGCCCGATGATCCTAGACCGCAACGCAAAGTGGTTGCCAACGTCAATGACCGGAGTCGACGCGCAACACCTTGAAACGCGAAAGCATCAAGTTGAGGAAATTTGCCGCTCATTCCGCGTTATGCCAATCATGGCCGGGCAGTCAGACAAGGCAGCAACTTACGCCAGTGCCGAACAAATGTTTATTGCTCACCTAGTTCATACCCTGACGCCTTGGTATGAGAGGGTCGAACAGTCTGCCGATTGCCAGTTATTGACCGACAAAGACCGTGCCGAAGGGTATTACACCTTCCTTGACCCGGTTGGAATGCTGCGCGGAGCGCTTAAAGACACCGCCGAATATCTTTACAAGCTGGTTTCTATTGGCGTGATGACGCGCAACGAGTCGCGCGAAAAGCTGGATTTGAATCCAATTGACGGCCTAGATGAGCCGCTAACCCCAATGAATTTGATTACATCGGCTGAAAACGATGGAAAAAGCGAGGTAACGGCATGAATCGCAAATATTACGACTGCGCCTTTGATGTAAAGGCCATTAACGACGATGGCACGTTTGAGGGCTATGGCTCGGTTTTTGGAAACGTCGATTCGTACAAAGAGATCGTCGCCAAGGGCGCATTTAATGACAGTCTGGCTAGCCTAAAGTCACAAGGCCGCATGCCGGCATTGCTCTGGCAGCACCGCTCCGGTGAGCCTATTGGCGTTTATACCGAAATGCGCGAAGACGATCACGGCCTTTTTGTTCGCGGCAAACTCGCTCTGAAGACCGCTCGCGGCGCAGAAGCACACGAGTTGATGAAAATGAAGGCGCTGTCTGGTCTTTCTATCGGATTTATGACCCGCGAAGACAGTTACGACAAAGTTACCGGCATTCGCACCCTTAACAAGGTCGATTTGTGGGAGTGCAGCATTGTCACATTCCCGGCCAATGATTCCGCCCGCGTTAGCGGGGTCAAGAATATTGAATCAATCGAAACTCTTGCTGATGCTGAAAACTACCTGAGAGAGTCAGGCGGTTTAAGCAAAAGCGAAGCCGTGGGATTTATTTCCCGCGTCAAGTCCGTGCAAGGTCGGAGTGATTCCGATGAGCAGGACGAACTGTGCGAAGCCTTGAAAAAGCTGAGCGCATCTTTTATCCGCTGATCTAGCAACACTCCACCTAAAGCCGCCTACGGGCGGTTTTTTTACGTCCAAAGGAAACAAAATGGCTCAAGAAATTAAAGACCTGGTTGAAGGCATTCAAAAAAGCTTCAACGATTTCAAACAAATCAATGATGACCGTCTTAGCAAGGTCGAAAAAGGCGCATCTTCTGCTGATTTCGAGGCAAAACTTGCCAAGGTTCAAGCCGACATTTCTACCGCTCTCGACCTGAAAAAGGAAATTGAGCGCGTCGAAGCCAAGCAAAACCTGCAAGGTTTGATGGGCAATAACGACGAAAACGCCGATAAAAAAGCTTATAAGTCTGCATTTGTCGAAGGTTTCTTGCGTAAAGGCAACGAAATCGGCCTGAAAGACCTGCAAGCCAAGGCTATGAGCGTTGGTACTCCGGCAGATGGTGGTTTCGCGCTGCCTGAGCAAATTGACCGCCTGGTTGAGCAACTGGCCCGCGATATGTCTGCCGTTCGCTCGGTGGCAAACGTGATTCAGGTCGGCACCAGCGATTACAAGAAGCTGGTCAACGTCAATGGTATCGCTTCCGGCTGGGTCGGTGAAACCGCAGCCCGCCCGGCAACCAATACCAGCCAACTGGCAGAAGTCGCGCCGCCGATGGGTACGCTGTACGCCAATCCGCAAGTAACGCAAGACGCTTTGGACGATCTGTTCTACAACGTAGAATCCGATGTTGCAGCTCAGTTGGCTGAAGAGTTTGGCATTGCCGAAGGCGCTGCGTTTGTCTCCGGCAACGGCACCAACAAGCCCAAAGGATTTCTGGCTTACACCACCGCTGCCACTGCTGACGCTTCCCGCGCTTTTGGCACCATAGAGCACGTTGCAACGGGCGTCGCTGGCGACTTCGCCGCTTCCAACAAGGCAGACGTGCTGTATGACGTGATTGGCAAGCTGAAAGCGGCTTATCGCGGCGGCTCGGTGTGGATGATGAACAAAGCAGTCATGTTCGAAGTCCTCAAGCTGAAAGACACCACAGGTCAGTACCTGTGGCAGCCCTCGTTGCAAGAAGGTTTCCCGATTCGCTTGCTCGGTTTCGGTGTTGTCGAATCTGAAGACATGCCGGCCAAGGCAGCTAGCGCTTTGTCTATCGCGTTCGGCAACTTCAAGCGCGGCTACACCATCGTTGATCGTTTCGGCACCCGCATGCTGCGCGATCCGTATAGTTCGAAACCTTACGTGGGTTTTTATACCACTAAAAGGGTAGGTGGCGCAATTATTAACAGCGAGGCCATAAAGGTAATTAAATTTGCTGCTGCGTAATTAGCAAAACACCCCTTGTTTGTGTTGTGTGATGTATAATCAACATCATTAAACAAGGGGGGTTTATGAGAAATAACAAGAAAATATGTAGCGTTGAAGGATGCGGGATGCCGCACGTTGCGCACACGTATTGTTCTGCACACTATTGCCGATTTAAAAAGTACGGAACGCCGCTTGGTGGCGGGCCTAATAAACCAAAAGCATCAGAAAGAAGGCCAACAGGCTCACCGTGTAAGCACCCCGGATGCGACGGAGTAACACAACTTGGCTCGGCTTTTGGTTTGTGTGGCGCACATTATGTGCGCATGAAAAAGGGGCAAGATATGTCAGCCCCTGTTGCAAGAGTTCGACAAAAGATAAAGCGCATTAACAAAGATGGGTATGTTTCATGGGCAGATAGATCAAGCCCACATGCAAGCAATAAAGACAGCGGGTTGGTTTTAGAGCATAGAGTTGTCATGTCGGAAGTTCTTGGCCGGTTATTACTGCCCGGAGAAAACGTGCATCACAAGAACGGTAACAGATCCGATAATAGGCCGGAAAATCTAGAGTTATGGGTAACGATGCAGCCATCAGGGCAGAGGCCAGAAGATTTGGTCGCAATGGCAAAAGAGATATTGGCTAGATACGGATAACACCACTAAGAACCACCAAAGCCGCCTATGGGCGGTTTTTTTACGCCCTAAAAGCTGATTGATGCCCATTCAACCGAGTGGGCATTTTTAAGCATCTAGGCTAACAGACACGAAAGCAAAGGAATAACCCATGGCAACCTTCAACAAATTTAACGACTTCGCCGAACAGTTTGCCAAAGGCGTTCACGCTTTCGGCACGCATACCTTTAAAGTCGCCCTGACCAACTCGGTGCCGCTCGCCACCAATACAGTTTTGACCGACATTACGCAGATCACCGCAGCCAATGGCTACACGGCAGGCGGTTCAGCGCTGCCATCAGTCGCAGGCACCGAAACAAGCGGCACAATGACCATCACCGCAAACTCGGTCACTTTCACCGCCGCCGGTGGTTCGATTGGCCCATTCCGCTACGCGGTCGTCTATAACGACACCGCCACGTCGCCGCTTGATGCGCTGGTGGGCTGGTGGGACTACGGCTCTGCCCTCACCCTGGCTGATACCGAAACCCTGGAAGTCAAGCCATCGAACGCGTCGACTGGTGGCACGCTGCTGACCGTGGCCTGATCATGTTACTCGACGAGATATTAACAACGGGCCTGCCGCTCGATGACCACGGCGCGCTTGCTGCTGCGCTGTCGGTCGGGCGAACGCAAGTTGTATCAGCCCAGATTGGCATTGGCACCGTGCTTGCAGTAATGGCACCGGCTGGCGGCGATTTCCTCAACGCGCTTGAGGCCATGGGCGCAACAGACTCTAACGTCAAATGGGCGCTGCGCATGATTGAGCAAGGATCGTTTGACGTTGGACATCCGGTCACACGGGCGCAGCTTGAAGCCTTCGCGGTTGCGGTGCCGGAAATGGCTGGCGGTATCGCTGCGCTGCTGTCGGTTGCAGTCATGCCGGCACCGGTATCGAGCCAGGAAGTCAGCAAAGCACTTGAGGGGTACGTAAATGGCAACTAATCCAACCGTCGGAACGCGTACATCGCTCACCGTCACCGGCCTATCAACGCTCGCTGCTGCGACTTACGTGGCATCCAGCGCCTACAACTGCGACACGAACAAGCCGATTGACGTGGTGGTTGAGGTTGCAGTGGCGACGACAAATACAACGACTGGTAACGCGCAGCTTGTGGTGTTTATCCAAGAGTCGATTGACGGAACCAATTTCCGCTCGGGTCCAACATCCGGCACGACAACGACAGATGAGGCGATGCTGCGCTATTGCGGAAACGTTCCATTACCGAACGCCGGCACCAAGTCCGGATTGATGACGTTCAACGTTTTCAATGCACTGGGTTTTGTCCCTAAGCAGTTCAAGGTCGTGCTGAAGAATGATATGGGCGTTGCGCTTACTTCAGGCACCGTATTTACCTCTGAAATCACGTTGCCGTAAATGGTCGCGTTAATTCGCCCGAAAGACTGGTCGCAGCAACCACAAGGGCCGGTTGAACTTGACTGGTCAAACCCGATCACGCCTGACTTTGTATTCAGTGGTGGTAGTGGCGGGGTGTTGCTTGGTCGAAAACGGTATCTGGTGACCGGGCGCGGTGCATCGGATGTATTTCAAGCATCGAAATACGGCCTTGGTTACAAGCCTACCCGCGTCACAAACTCAGGTCTTGATTTCGGCGCTGTACAGCCGATCACGAGCGATTCATGGACAGTACTCACCTTAGCTAATCCGACCAATGCGGCAGTCAGCACTTTGTTTTCGCAACGTAATGGTTCAGCCCCATATAACCAGATTGACCTTGTTGCAAATAGTAATGATTCGTTAGCGTATCGGGCTGGCAGGTTTGCAGGTATCGCCAATTGTATACCGAGTGGTGCGAGAGCCGCTGTATCTTCATCAGCCACGCTTGTGGATGGTGTGTTTCATGTATTCGGCGCATCCCGAACCGGCGTAACATCGGTGGTTGAGCTTCACTACGACGGTGTAAATGTTTCCTCTACTCAAAACGGCACAGGAACAAGTACACTAATTTCCGCTGCACAAAAAACACGTATCGGCAACATTGGTGACTATACCGCCGATGCTGCGTATACCGCCGAGTGCAATATTCCGCTGGTCTTTATATACAACCGAACTCTAACGGCGGCAGAGATTGCAAAAGTCTCTGCGGATATGCTGCTCGGTGTGCATTTTTGGGCGAAGCGCCCACCCTCACGCTTGTTCATTCCGGCTGCGGCGAGCGGTGTTTTCACGCTCGACGCTCAACCAGGCTCAGTAACGATAACCGGCTCCGCAGCCGGCCTGAAGGCATCCAGAATACTAAGCGCCTCGCCGGGTGCAATTTCTATCACCGGTGCTGCCGCAACACTCAAGATTGCCCGCTCAATCAATGCGCAGGCGGGCGCGGTCAGTATCACAGGCGCATCAGCAACATTTGGCACCAGTCGCAAACTAAATGCCCAGCCAGGAGCGGTAACGATCGCCGGGGCCGATGCCGGGCTGGTCTATACCGCAATCGGCGGCGCGGCCGTTCTTTCGGCGGATTCCGGCGCGGTCGTCATCACCGGGGCGGCCGCAACACTCAAGGCCAGCCGCGTACTGTCTGCCGATGCCGGTTCAATCACGATCACCGGTTCGGTCGCCGGATTGGTTCGCGGCTATCAGATCAACGCCCAGCCTGCCGCTGTGGCCATTGCCGGCGCCGATGTTGGGCTCCATCGCCAATACAAGCTGCTCGCTTCTCCGGCCGCAGTCACGATTGCCGGGGCAGATGCCGGCATGGTCTATACCGGCGCATCCGGGCCAACGGTCCGCGCTCCATCTGGCTCAGGCCCGGCCATCATCAGCCCAACCGGCTACCGACCAACACAATCAGCAAGCAGTCGCCCAAACAACACAGGCGGCCGGCGCTACTAAGCGCCCAAAAAACCAAACAAAGCACCGCCGGGTGCTTTTTTTACGCCCACGAAACGGGAAACAATGGCCTACAAAATCATCACTCAGCCGACGGTCGAGCCGGTCACGCTTGACGAGGCAAAGATTCAATGCCGCACCGATGGCAATGAGCTTGATTCCCTGCTAACTGGCGTAATCATT